TTTTGCGGTGTTTTTTGAAAAACTGTCGTATTTTTGTCGTACAGCTCTTTTCACCAACCTTGAATGCTTTCAAAAAGTTGTAAAAACACCCTGATTTTTAGCAAATCAGGGTGTTTTCGTGGTGGAGACTGCTGGACTCGAACCAGTGACCTCCTGCGTGTGAAATATAAGCAGGCGCTCTAAACGCAGCACAAAGTGACGCAAAACGGCACAAATCACTTAAAACCGCGCTCTTATGTTTTGAAATAGTTACACAGTTTTTCTTGGTTTGTTTCGGTTACTAACACGTTACTAACAAAGTCACGCTCCCAGCAGCTTACCCCACGTCACTGCGCCGACCACGCCGTCGGCGGTCAGACCGTGATTCCGCTGGTACTCCTTCACGGCAATATCTGTGCCGCTACCGAAGTCACCATCGGCCCCGGCAGAGCCGCAGGAATAGCCGCCCACAATCAGCAGCGTTTGCAGCGCCTTCACGTCGTTGCCCACGCTGCCCTTCTTTAACTGCCGCAGCTTCACCGTCACGGTTTTCTCCGTCACCATCGTGGTGGGCATGGTGGACGCCACGCCGGTAGCCTTCTTGGCATAGTCCGGCAGACCGAAGCCGCGAATGTACCGCCCGTTGACCTGCATAGACCGCGTCTTTACGCTGTCGCGGTAGTTGCCCTCCGTCACCCAGAAGGACGTGCCGGACACCTTGGTGACAATGCCCACATGATCCGCGCCGGTGGTACACTCGCCCGCGCCGTTGTCACTCCATGCGTATACCACCACGTCGCCGATCTGGGGCGTGTAGTCGTCCCGCTCCATCCAGCGGCCCAGCGCCTTATAGAGGTCGATCATCTTCCCCACGCCCACCTCTGTGGGCATGATGTCCGTAATACCGCAGACGATGGCCACGGCGCTGACCGTACCGGCGCACCATGCGTCGGTGTATTTCAGCGCGTAGCCCCTCGCCAGCGGCTTGTGGCTGTTGTAGATGTCAATGATCTTCTTGTGGCTGCCGTCCGCCTCGTTCAGCCCCACCCAGCCAAGGATGGTGTCTGCCGCCTTCTGCCGTAGCTGCTGTTCTGTCATGTTCCCAACCTCCCTGAAATCATTCCTGCCGGACATGCCCAGCAGCGCCGGATAGTCCGTCAGCATGTAATCCTGGTCACACACCACACCGGCAACCTTGGTGCCCCGTAGCTTGTTGACCTCGCCGCCAAACTGCCACAGCCCGAAGTCCCGGCCATACCGGCACGTTTCGCCCCACTCGGCCACCCAGTGGGCATACTTGAACAGCTGCTCGTCGTGCATATAGCCCTCGAACATGGCACGGGAGGAGTAGATGCCCACCCATGCGCCGCGCTGCTCCAGCGCCTCGCAGAAGGCCAGCACAATGGCCGTCAGCGCGTCCTTGCCCAGCGCCAGCATGTCCTTGTGTTCCACGTCCATATAAACCGGCAGGGTGAACTTTTTCCCGGTAAGGCAGCTGTCGAAGAAATACGCCGCCTCCTGCTCTGCCTGCTCCACGGTCAGCGCCTTGCTGAACCAGTAGCAGCCCACATCAATGCCGCGCTTGACGCACTCCTCATAGTTCCGCTGGAACTGCTTATTGGTGTAAAAACCGTTGTTACCCCCGCCGCCCTTCAGGACGGCGAAGGTAACACCATCGGCTTTACCCCAATCGAACACGCCCTGCGCGTCCGAAATGTCGATGCCGAAGCGCATAGCTCACTCCTCCAGCTCCGGCAGGCCCGCCACGCTGGTCAGCAGGCTCAGAATACCCGCCAGGACGCTGGCGCTGGCCACCATCAGCCAGTTCACGTCGCCCAGCGCCACAGCGGTACCGATGGTGGCAACGGCGGTCTGTGCCACGGTCTTGATGGCGCGAACGCCCGCCGCCTTGATCCAGTTCTTCCAGTTTCTCATAATGTAGTCCTTTCCGGCCTAATTGGCCTGTCCCATGTTGTTGTGTACTTTTTCCAAATCGTCGATACGATGATTGGCTACCTTCTGCCGCTCCTCCAGCAGCGCCACACTTTCCTCCAGCGCGTAGGTGCGCTCCACCAGTTTGTTGTGCTTGCTGACCTTCTGCTCCAGCTGTTCCAGCCGGTAGACGATCAGGGCGGTGCTTTTCCGGTTGGCCAGATAGCTTCCCGCCAGCGTCCCCGCAAGACCCAGCAGCGCCACAATGATGGCTTCCGTCATGTGACCTCCTCCCATCCATATACACCCGGCTCCCACACGTTGTTGTCACAGGTGCTGCGCCATGTTTTGCCGCCGTGTGTCACCTTGTCGCCTGTCATGTAGGGGTTGGTGCTGTCTGGCTGCTGCCACGCGGGGATGACGGCGGGGTCGGGGATCAGCACCTGTGCCCACAGGCTGGGCGCGTCCGCCGGGTTCCAGCCTGACTGCGATGTGTGGGCCTGTAGGCACCTGTAGACGTATCCCCTATACAGCCGCCGGTCTCCCGTGGCATAGGCCGCCCCCTCGCCGTCCCACGGGCGGTAGAGCAGCGGCGCTGCCGCCGCCTGTGCGTCCGTCAGCACCACCGCTGCGGCATCCATACTGGCCCGAATGGCCTGGGCCTGCGCCATGATGTCAGTCCTCATCTGTCACCACCCCCAGCGTCTGCAAAGCCGCCTTGTACTGCTCAATTTCTTCCTGGGCGGTCAGCACCTCTTTGCCATCCCGCCAGAACTTACCTTCACTATACGTGTCTCCAATGCCCACCGGGCGGTCATGGAGCGCCACCGCACCGGGGAAATCCCCGGCGTTGGTCTCTCGCAGAACAATGACGTTGGTCACCGCGCCGCCTGTCACGATCGCGTATCTCATGCCGCCACCTCCTTGTGCTGCCGGATGACCACAATGCCGTCCGCCGGAGCGATACCGTAAGCGCCGCCGTTGCCGGAGTTGGGCACGGTGGCGGTCAGGTTGTCGCCGCCGCCGGAAGCGTAGAGCTCACCGTCCGCCTCGCCGAACTCACGAGTGGTGGTTCCCTGGCCCGTGCCGCCCGCACTGGTGATGGTAGTGCCATCCGTGCCGTCCGTGCCACCATCAGCGGCACTCCTCTGGGCATGAACTCCGCTGATATTATAGCCGCCGCCACCAGAACCACCACTTCCGGAAAGGCCAATGCCCTGCGTTCCTTTACCGGTTGTAGAGCCTTTTCCTCCCGCCGCCACTGCGCTGAATGCCGAAGTTGTGCCGCCATTTGTGCCGTCTGAACCAGAGGAGCGACCGTTTGTACCCGCCGCACCTACCACAATGGAATAAGAGGTGTTGGCCGCCAGCACGATAGACCGCACCGTGGTGGTGTAGCCCGCGCCGCCTCCACCGCAACGAGTATAGCCCTTCCCACCGCCAGCACCTACCAAGAATGCATCGATCACCATGTTCTTCAACGGCGTGAACGTGCCGCTGTACGGAAACTTAATACGCCAGTCTCCGCCGTCGTCGTCGATGACCTGATACGTGCCGTCTCCACCTGTCCAGTTGAAATCCTTGCCAATGATGGGCGCGGAAATGGCGCCGCCGCCCACAAAAATACCCTCTGTCTGGATCATACCATCACCACCTCCACCGGAATATCGACCGCGGGCACAGCGCCCGCCGCCTTGACCGTCAGCGAACCCGCCGCCTGCGCCGTCACACGGGGCTGCGCCGCGCCCCACGCGGCGAACTGCTCGTCGGTGGCGCTCTGGGCGATGCGCAGACTGCCGTTGGCCGATGCTGTCACGCCAAAGACAGCCAGCGTCTGCACGCCATTGCTCCACCCCGCCGCCGTCAGCGTGGCGGCTTTTGACACAGACTTGTCGGCCTTGTCCTTCACCAGCTTGTACACGCTGTTCAGCGCCTTGGGGGTGACGGCCTTGTCGGTGTCGGTGCGCTCGTAGCTGTCCACCAGATAGGTAATGCCCTTGCTGCCGGTGCTGGCGCTGGGCAGGCTTACCGCTCCCAGCGTGTCGGTATCGGTGAAGCCCAGATACTGACCCTTGCTGCCAGACACCTCCACCCCGTCGCCCTTGGGGCCTTGGGGGCCGGTGTCACCCTTGTCGCCCTTCTCACCCTTCAGTGCCGCCAGCTGCGCCGCCGTGAAGTCCGCGTAGGTGAAGGCGTCGCCCTTTTCGCCGGGGTCACCCTTGGGGCCTTGCGGGCCGGTGTCACCCTTCGCGCCGGGAGCGCCGTCGGCTCCGGCAGGGCCGGTGTCGCCCTTGGGGCCTTGGGGGCCTGTATCACCTTTTGCACCGGGCGCACCAACTGCACCAGCGGGGCCCGTGTCGCCTTTCTCACCCTTCAGCGCCGCCAACTGCGTCGCTGTGAAATCCGAATAAGTGAACGCCGCGCCCTTCTCACCGGGGTCTCCCTTCGGGCCAGCAGGCCCCTGTGGGCCTTTCTCGCCTTGCGGCCCTTGCGGGCCAGCAGGGCCGGTGTCGCCCTTCGGGCCTTGGGGGCCTGTATCACCTTTTGCACCGGCAGGGCCGGTATCGCCCTTGGGGCCTTTCAGCGCACCCACGTTCACCCACGCCGCCTTGTCCACATCCCACTGATACACGGTGTTGCTGTCCGCCGTACCCACGAACCACGCGTCACCGGCGCTTCCTGTAGGGTGAGCTGCCTGCAAAGCCGCCAGCGTGGCATACAGGCCCTTTACCGTGTAGCTGTCGCCAGCAGGGCCAGTGTCTCCTTTGGGGCCGGTGGGGCCTTGTGCTCCGGTCTCCCCCTTGGGGCCTGCCGGGCCTTGTTCGCCCTGTGCTCCCTTGTCGCCTTTTTCACCTTTCAGCGCCGCCAGCTGCGCCACCGTAAAGTCTGCGTAAGTAAAGGCGTCGCCCTTCTCACCTTTTTCACCTGCGGGGCCGGTATCGCCTTTCGGCCCCTGTGCGCCCGTGTCACCTTTCGCGCCCTGCGCTCCTGCGGGGCCGCGCGGGCCTGTTGCGCCTGTGTCACCCTTGGGGCCTTGCGGGCCGGTATCGCCGACCACCTTGCCCAAATCCACCGCCTGGCCATCCGTCAGTGTCAGGATCAGATGACCGGTGTCCTCGTTGATATCCACCACCTGAAGCCCCCGCGAGATCGTGCCGTTCAGCCGTGCCTTGAACTGCGGGCTTAAAACCGCCTGAATATCGAGCCTCATTCCACCACCACCTTATTGCTGTGGGCAATCGTCGTGCGATACCCATGGGTAACATCCACGTCATAGGTGTACCTGCCTTTGGGGAACAGTGCCGTCGCCGCAGCGTTAAAGTCCAGCGTCACCTTGGCCTTGCTGACGTTGGTAAAAGAAAATTCCTTTACCTCGTTCTCCCCTTTATCCCGAAACGTCACCTTTACCGTGTCCGCTGCATTCAGCGTCACCGCTTCCCCGTCCTGATCCGTCAGTCCAAGACCCAGATCCATGGTGAAGGTATCGCCCTCGTACCATTTGATTACACCGTTTACCACGCGGGGGCTTTGCTCCGCGTTGGGCAGATTGCTCATGTCCATCCCTCCCTTTTTATAAAGAGCATAACAGAAGCGGCGGTGGAAACTCTATCCCACCGCCGCTTCCGTGTTACCACGGCGCCCGTTCGTTGATCCGCTTTTCGCTGATACCCGATGCCAGCGCCAATGCAAACATCTGGTCGTAGGAGATATTCAGGGAACCGATGTACGCCAGCTTCTTATCCATCTTGGAGTAACGGTCACTCTCGCCATCTCCGTCATAATCCTCGCCGGTTATGCTGTGAAGGACGCGCCACGCTCTGTAGTAGGTGTCCTCTGACATACCCGTGCTGGCGCAGTACTCGTTGTACTTTGCCACAGCTTCCACAGAAATATCGTTATATTCGTCGATGTCTCCGGTGAACTTCCATCTTTCAACGGTATTGGTGGCGGATTCATCATCCTTGCCGCCATACCGTTTCAGGTAGGAAACCGCCTGATCGTAGCGGATACGGCCCGCACTGTAAGCCCCGCGAAGATCATTGTAGCTGATGCCGGTATCGACCTCGCATTGCAGCTGCGTCACATACGCCGCCGCCTCCTCGCGGGTCTTGCCGCCGATGCTGACCATTTCCTCGATCAGCTGCTGCCGTGTGATAGTTCCTTCGGCAAACGCCTCCCGCTTGTCGGAGTAGTCATACCCATACTTCTCCTTGAAGGCCCACTTGTCCATGACCTCCTGCGCTTCCTCTCCGCTGTACCCGATATCCTCCAGCTGCTTGCGCATGTCAGCGTCGGACGCGCCGGAATCTTGAATAACGGACTTGATGCCCTTCTGGAGCTGTCCGTCGCTGTACCCCCGCTTCTTCATATCTTCATAGATGTACTGGTACGCCTCCTTGTCCTGCTCCATGGCCATATACAGCAGCTTGTAATACCGGGTGTTGTTGCCCGCGTCCGGCGCAAGCCGCCAGATGGCCCGCTCCATTTCGTACATCACCCGAATGTTGCCGCTGCTCTGCGCGATGCTTCGGGCAATGGCCCACACGTCGCGGCCCACATTGGCCACGGAGACGCCGAAGATCTTACTGCCAGCCGTCAGCAGCTGTTTGGCAGCGTACAACGGGGTTTTCTTGCCCTCGTCCTGCGTGCTGCGAATGAACATCTGCGCCGCGTTGATGAAGTCTCCCGCCGCGTCGGCATCCATCCGGCTTACCGTGAAGCCCTGCATCAGAGACTTAATGTCTTTCGCATAGGGAATACGGCCCAGCGGGTCGGCATTGTCCCAGAGGTTGCTGCCCAGCAGTACATTCAGGAAAGTGTCCTTCTCCTTGTCGCCGGTAACGCCTGTCAGCTTCTCCAGATACCGCGCCCAGTATCCCTTGTCCTTGTCGTCGTCACGGGCGGCGTCCACAAGGGACTGCACCAGCGCGTTCACCACGTCCGTCACCAGCACGGCCCCGATGGTGCGCGTCATTTTCTTCATGGCGGCACTGCGCTTCGGGATATTCTGCTCAAACCGCCATGCGTCATAGGAGCGCATGAACATGTTCAGCGTTTTCAGCGGCTCACCCATAAAAGCCGTGGCCTGCTTGGTCAGGCCGTTGGCGTCCCGCATGATCTGCGTCCGCTGCATGATGCCGTCCACCACCTGAGACTGGTCAATGACTTCCGTGAACACCTGCGCCACGCGGGAGAAGAAAGCGTCGCTGCCCTTCTCATAACCACCCTCGTTTACCACCGTCCACTCGCAGGCGTTCCAGATAGCGCCCCATGTCACGGCGTCCGCCTTACCGGCCAGCCATCCGCTCCAGTCGTTCAGCTTGTCCATCACGCCGCCCTCGCCGCCATAGACGTTCTGGGCGATGCTGTACCGGCTGCTCTGGTCAAAGCCCGCTGTGTCCTTGATGCTGGCAATGGACGCGTACCTCTTGGCCTTTTCCCAGCCGTTGCCCTCCGTTGCGCCGCCCACAATGCCCTTTGCCATCGTAGACGGGTCGAGGATGGCCGCCGCCCGGACGTAGGCCGTGGGCTGCTGGGCCACCACCCGCAGGTTAAAGCCCACACTGGCACCCTTCACGCCGCCCACCATCTTCTCGATGAATCGGGTGGTGTCGGTGCCGGTGCTGCCCATGCCGTTCTGCACGTCCCGCATCAGATTCCGCCAGTATTTTTGCGCCGCCTCGCCGTACACATCCGTCAGAACGTGCTTCACGTTCTTGCCGGTCAGGTTGCCCTTGGCGTCGCGGTAGCGGTAGTTATAAAGCCGGTTGATGTCCTCCATGGGGGCCAGCAGCGTGCTGTACTGGATCATGTCACTGGCGTTCTGGGCAAACACGTCATACATGTCCCCCATCTCCAGCGCGTTGCTGGCGTTGGGGGTCAGGGCCTTGGCGCTGCCCATGTTCTTGATCTCGCGGGCCACGTCCGCGCCCTTCTCGGAGTTCTGGGTGGTGCCCTCCTGCGCCGCCTTGATGGGCCAGTATTTCCCCTCCGTGAATTTCTGATAGCCGTACACGGCCATGCTGGCCTCGTTGCCCCACTTGGCAAGGTCGCCGCTGGCGATCTTCTGGAAGCCATCCGCCACCTTCCGCTGTGCGTCACTCAGCGTGCCGGTGATGGCGGTCAGATCGTCCACCGTCAGGCGGATGTTCTCCGTGCCCCGCTCAATGGCCGCCTGCTTGCCGTTTTTCTTGATGGCAGGCTGCACCACGCCGCCCACTGTCAGGTGATGCACCGCCTGTTCGCCGCGCCCCACCAGATTGTAGAGGTTCATGATCTGCCCCGTGGTCAGCACCAGCCGCTGGCCGTCCTCGCCCACGAAGAACTCATGGCGCTCCAGCCGCCTTTTGTAGACCTCCTTGTCCATGAACTTCTCCGCCGCTGCCTGAATGGTTTTCAGCATGGTGTTCTGCTTGTCCTGCGCGTTGCGCAGCGTCCGGTATACCTGCATGCCCGCCTCGCCGTAGGCGTAGAAGAACGTATACGGGTCATAGAGATCCAGCGCCAGCTTGCGGTTGGCCCGCTTCCGGGAGAACGTGCCGTCCCGCAGTGCTTCCGCCAGCTCCTGCACCCCGGCATAGCGCTCAATGGCCAGATTCTTGTTGAAGGTGGACACGCTCTGCTCAATAGCCCGCACCGCCTGCCATACGGTGGTCAGCTCCTCGCTGTTCATGTCGGCAATGCGCTTGTTGCCGAACGCCATCACCTGATCCAGCAGCCCCGCGCCCTCGCTGCCCAGCAGGTCGGGGTCGATCACCAGCGCCTCGCCGCTCCTGAGAATTTCGTCATAGGCGTTTTTCAGGGCAATAGCCGCCTGTGTCCGTGCCGTGGGCAGTCCCTCACCGTTCGCTACGTGCTCACCCGACAGGCCGCCGCGCGTGCCATCCTTGTGAATCACATAGTGTTCTGTGCCTGGCTTGATGCTGTATGCGCTCTCCTGATTGATGCTGCCCAGCAGCGCCGCCACGCTCTGCCGCAGCTTCTCCGGAATGTGCTGCTTGTCCGTGGGGGTCAGCAGCTTCCGGGACAGGTCGGCGGTATGCCGCGCGATTTTGGCCCGCAGGGCGGTGGCATTGCGGCGCTCCCGTCCGGCCTTTGTCTGCTCTTGATAGTGCCGCCGCATCCGCTCCACCTGCCGCTCACGGCCCTCGCGGGTCTTAATGAGCATCTGCGTCAGCCGCGCCTTGGTCTCCTGAAGCTCCAGCGCCTGCCGGTCGGCAAAGGTAGGATTGCTCTGCCGCACGTCCTCGCCGATCATCCCGTCGATCAGCAGGTCGGAAAGCTCCGTCACCGCCGCGTCACGGTAGCCGTCAAAAGGATTCTCATAAATGCGGCCCACGTTGTCCAGCACCTCGCTCATCCGCAGCAGCTGGTCGCCGGGGTGGATGATGGTGCTGGGGAAATAGCCCTCGCCGAACATCTCCGTCAGCTCGCTGTACGCCACATCCACGTCAAGGCCGCTCTTGTCGCTGATTTTCAGCGTCCTCCGGTTGGCCCTGCGCCAGTCCTTGAACTCCGGAATGGAGCCGTCGTCGGTATACCGCAGCGTGACGTTTTTCAGGTGGTCGCGGATGGCCAGCAGCTCCCCGCCGCTTTCCGACTGCACCAGCACCCCGTCGATGATCTTCTCCGCCGCCGCACGGGCGTGGGGCCGCAAGGTGTCCATGGATACGTCGTCGGCCATCAGCGCCTTGCCCAGCGCCGTCATGTCGCCCTCAATGGCGCGGTAATCGGTGCTGCTGCCGTAGTCGGAAAGGAACTGCCGTCCCAGCTTCTTCACGTCGCCGGGGCGCACGCTGGGCGTCTCGGTGCGCCGCAGCTCCCCGCGCCACTTGGCCACGCGCTCAGTGAGCACCTTGTTCCGGTTTTCCAGCGCCCGCCGCTCCTTCTTCAGCTCCCGCACTTCCTGTTCCAGCTCCGTGGCGGATTTCAGCTGATAGCGAATATTGTTACTTTCTCTGAATTGCTTGACTTCCTTCTGGAACTGTGCTAAATTCTTCTTGAGGGATGCATCTGTTATGTCCCCCAGTCCTGCTGACTGGGCTACCTCTGACAGGCTGCTTCTCTCTTTTTTGTTGAAATCCAGCACACGGCCTTCCTTGACAGCGTTACGAATCAGTTCAGCCCAGCCAACGCGCCCGCCATCTTCAAAGAAATTCCGCTCCGCGATGGTCAGGACAACGTGCGGCCGTGTTTCTCGGTTTTCGGGGGAGATCGTTTTTCGGGAATAGAAACTCAGCACGGCATACAGCGGTGCATTGTTGTTTCCATATTCCGGCAGCATCATAATGACCGCCGGATTTCCGTCTTTTGTCTTTGTGGAAATGGTCATGGTCGGCTCGTTGATGCTCATAATGGCCCGCGTCATTTTCTCCACACCCAAATCATGGAAATGGACATTCTCGCCCTTGCGCTGCGTCGGGCGGCCATCCTGAATGGCCTGCTCCTTGCTGACCATGTTTTCATAGGCGTGGTCACGCTGGATATAAATGTCGCCACCGATTCCCAGTTTCTCACTGATATAGCGCGGCATAACGCTGACGGGGATCAGCTGGTTCTGGCGGGTGGCCTTTTCGCTCAACGCATCGTATAGCGCCGTAGAAACCGCCTGTTCGCTGAAATTCTTCAGCTGATACCGGAACCTGCCCAGCTCCGACACCTGCGGCACAGCGCCCGTCTCAAAGAAAGCCTTGATATCGTTCAGCACCTTGCTGCTGTGGGTACCTCTGGGATATTCCGTGCTGGACAGGGTGACGCCATTCGTATCGTCCAGATCAAGAACGACCTCGCCGCGTTCCTTGCTGATGAAATCGGACAGAGTGTCCATCTGTGCCTTTGTGGGCATAACAGACAGGTTGATACCGCCGCTTTCCGGGCTGATACGGATATTGCCCTCGCCCATGAACTGCACCATTGCGCCGCTGTAATCGTCCCCGCCGTAGTCGTCGCCCAGCGCGTCACGAATGTCGCGGTGATCCACGGTGCGGTAGCCGCCGGGGCCGCCCTCGTGTTTTCCGGAGAAGTCCAGCCGCGCACCGTCTGTGGTGATGTACCCCGTCTCAGCCCACTTGTATGTTCTGCCGAAAAATGCTTTTGCGTCCTTGACATGCTGCTTTTTCTCAACATCCGAATAGGCTTTCAGGGAAAACTTCCCGTTGACTTTTTCGCCAGAAGTGGATATACTATCAGTAGAAGGTTTTGGCGGTAATACCTCCGAATGCGTTTCCGCAGAGAAGGAGGCTGCGCTGATTACCTTCTTTTTTTGCACATCCAGCAAATCATATAGATAAGATTTCCCATCCGCATCATTGCGGATCAGCAGCGTTCCGCCGTAGACTGTATAGTGGTCTACGGCTTTTTTTGCGTTCAGGATTGGAATAGCAAATTCTGTATCATACCGATACCAGCCGTTCCGTGCGTCCTTGGCATGCTTCGGCTTTACATTTTCCCGCCACTCACCGTTTTCGGCCAGCAATAGCATCTCGTCCAGATTAGTGGCCGCCTGCATTTTCACATCACGCAATTTCGAGAGCATACTTTTTGTATATTCCGAACTGCGATATTCTCCCGGCAAATCCTTGCCGACATATACAGGCTGCGCGTCCATCAGAATCGTGGAAAACGGATGGTCTGTGTTTACCAGCGTTTTCAAATATGCCTCTGCCGCCTTAAAATCCCGCGTATCATTCTGGGTGTCGATAACGGTCATGAGCCGTCCGTCGATGTTCTTGATCTGATACCGTCCCTCACCGTCGCCCTCACGGGCGGCGGTTTTTGTTTTCTGGGCTTGTTTTCCCGCCGCGTCATAGGCTTTCTGCCACAGCGCTACACACTGTTCCAGTTCGGCCATGCTCTTGCCGTAGGCGTCCTGTGCGGCCCTGTCCTGCGCCGTCTTGCTGCGGAACAGAGACTTCACCTTTGCGATAAAGGCTTTCAGGGCGTCCAGCAGCTTCTTGGCGGCGCTGCGGTTCTCCTTGGCGAAGTCCTCAAATAGATTGCCGTTTTCCATCATGTCGCGGGTGAAGTCGGCGGCGATCTCGTCCATGGCCTCCTCCTGTGTCAGCTTCACGCCCGCATCTTCAGCCATAGCCCGGTAGCGCTCCACATACGCCGCCGCGCCCTCATCGCCAGATTCCCGTGCGCGGTAGTTCATGGCGTGATCGCGGTAGGTGCGGTACTCCTCCGGCGCCAGCTCCTGCATGCGGTGTGTCACCTCATGGGCCGCCACAAAGCCGAAGGCATTGTCCGCGTCGGCGGCGATCTGAATGAGGTTTCGGCCGGAGAGGTACACGCCGTTGGCCTTGCCGCCGGAGATCGTGTCCACCATCTCAATGCGCACACCCAGATTCTTGCCCAGCGTGTTCAGCAGCGCCGCCGTACCGGCCTGCTCCTTGGCCATCTTCCGGGAATGCTCGTTGTCCACAAGGCCGCTTTCGCTGCCCGCGCTGCTCACAAGCGTAAGCCCCGCCTTTTCCCGTGCAAGGCTGGCCGCCGCGTCGGAAAGGCCCGCCTCATAGGCCGCCGTCTGCACGCTCTGGGGCAGTGCGCTGGCCGCCGCGCTCTTCACGTTGGCAGCGGATTCCCGCCGCAGACCCGCCTGATAGAGGACGGTAAAGCCCGCTTGCAGTTTGCCCTTGCTCTCCACGTCGGCGTTCTGCACCTTGGCCCACGCCTTGCTGCCGTTCTCGCCCAGCCCGTTCTGCCATGCAGCAGCCTCCCGGCCTGCGATATAGGCGATCTTTCGCTGGGTCTCGCTGAGATAGCTCAGGCTGTCCTGCTGCATCACGGCATCTTCCTTGGCCCCCGCCTTGCCGTACTCATAGGCGATCCGGTACGCCGAATCATACAGCGCCACGTCCTGCCCCTCGGCATAGGTGCTGCGGAACACCTCCGCCTGCGCCCCGTACTTGTCGGAAGCCTCTGTCAAGGCCGTGTCCTCCGCGCTTTGCTGGTCATCCAGCTGCACCCCGGCCTCCTGCAAGAACTGGCGATACCGCTCCGCTGTCAGCTCATTGCTGTGCTGCACGGCGGTCTGTACCGCCATGTTGCCGCCGCCCATCAGGCCACCGGCCAGAGCGCCCGCACCGAAGTCCACGGCGATATCCTTGATTGTCTCGCCCACGACCTTCTGCTGCGCTTCCTGATGGCTCATGCCGCCTGCCATGTAGGCATTGATCCGCTGCTCCACGTCGGCCATGTCACCGTTGATCACCTTATCCCACCACAAATTGGCAAGGTCGGTGAACATCTCCTCGCTGCCCTCGATACCGCCCTGAATGGCGGCATTTTTCAGCATTCCGGCCAGCTTCTGCTTTGCCGTGCCCGTGGGCAGCTTCATGTGGATCAGGCTTTCCAGACTTACCTTCTCAAAGAAGCTTTCCATCACGCCCGCCGCCACACCGGTGACAATGGCGTGGCTGTCGTCCAGTCCGCGATCCTTTGCCGCCACCATCGCGTCGGTGGCCGCCGCGCCGCCCAGCGTGGCCGAAGCGGCAGCAGGCGGAACGCCCAGCGCCGCCAGCGCCGCCGTGGCCGCGCTGTCCAGCATGGACGTACCCACACCATATGCAAACGCCGCCGCATCGCCGTGGTCATACTGGAGGTTTTTCGTCACCTCGCCCCGCACACCGCTGGCGTAGGCATAGGGCAGCATGGCCGGGGAATGGTAGTCCGCCGGGGTATCGGGATTCCGAAGCTTTTCCACCGCCGTGTATACCGTGCCAATGCCGCTCAGAAGGTTGGCAGGGACGGACAGCAACGTGCCGCCAATAGGCGACTTCTCGCCCTCATTCCGCGCCATCTCCTGCACCTTGGCGTACCGCTCCGCGTTCTTCTCCCGCTTGGGGATATTTCGATAGTAATTCACCAGCTGCGAAAGCTCATCCTCCGTAAAGCCGGACGCCAGCAGTGCCTCCCGCGCAGCCTGTTTCCGCGCGGCATCGACATGCGCAGCAGCTGCGGGAACGCCTGTTGTGTCTGTCAGCACCTCCAATGCAGCGGTCTGATCCTCCGTCAGATTGTCCAGCGCCTCGCGGCCCTTGATATCATACTGGATGCTCTCGGCCTTGTTCAGGTCGGCCTTCTTGGCGGCATAGTCCCGCTCTGCTTCCGTCTTTTGCGGGTTATACGCGCCAAAGGCGTGGATATTATACGGTTCTTTGCTCTCCTGTGCCTTTTTTCCGGCCTGTTCCACCTTTGCGCGGTAATCGTCCAGATCAAGCCCCGCCAGCCGCCGGTACTCCTTGATATACGCTTCCTGCTGGGCCTGTTCGTCCGCCAGTTCCTTTTCGGATTTCTGCCGTCCTCTGGCAAAAGAGAACCCGCCCAGAAACGTCCCGTAGGGAGAGACTACCTGTCTCTCCCGCTTTTTCGCTGCCGTGGTCGTGGTCGCCGGTGCTGTCACGGTCTGTCTGGCGGCAGTCTGCGTCTGCCCCAGCCGGATATCACCGGACAAGCCGGAATCCTCCATTTTCTTCATGAAGCTGTCCCGCCAGTCACCGTACTGCTCCGGTTCTTTTCTATAAAAAACCTGCACATCGTCCGTGCTGCGGATGTCGTTCTCAAGGCCCGCTGCCTGCATTTTCTTCTTGTAAATATCCTGCCAACCCATGGGCCGTCCTCCTTACTTACCGGGGTTTTTCAGCGCATATACCAAATCACTGTACTGTTTTTTGGTGATATTGCCATTTTCATACATAGACTCCAGCGCCATAAGCTGTCCCTGCGTCGAGGCGCTGGACGCCGAAGCCAGCCGCAGCGCCGTAGACGAAGTATATTTCTCCGCGTCCTGCTGCTTCCCGCTGCTCTTGCCGCCGCTGGAACTTCCTCCGCCGCTGCTCTTTGCCGCCGCAGCCGCCTGCGCCTGTGCCTGCTGCCATGCAAATTGCTCACGGGAAAGGGCCATCTGCTCGTTGAACTGCCGGACGGATTCCTCATACTGTCTGCGCCACTGCTCGTCCGCAATGCCGTTGCGGTAGTCGGTGTAGGCGAAGTCTCTGGCGTCGCCCCACATACCATAATCCAGATTCCGTTCCGAATCATACCGGCCCGACAGGAAATTCCGCTCTGTCTGCCAGTCTCCCACCTTGTCCCGGTACTGGCCGTATTCCTGCTGGTACTGATCCGCCAGCAGGCTGTACTGGGTCTTGAGGTCGTCGCCCTCCATCTGATACCGGCTCAGTGCCAGCTGATAGAGTTCCGGCACCACATCGTTCAGATTCTGCAAATAGGCATCGTACTGCTGCTGGCCCACCGCCTGGCCGTAGGTGCTGCCGTAGCCGCCGGTCAGCGCCGCCGCCTGCCCCATGGTATCCTGCATGGCCTGCTTGCCCTGCTGCACATACTTGTCCTTGTACTGCTGGTAAAGCGCGTCGCCGTTCAGATCATAGCTGAACTTCTTCCGCTTTCTGATGGCGTCCAGCGCCTCCTGCATCTGCTGGCCATACTGTCCGCCTGTCCAGTCTCCCGGCTTCTGGCTCTCCAGCTGCGCAAGCCGCTCCGCCAGCTTCTTGACCCGGTCGCTCTCCTGATAATCTTTATAAGAAAATGCCATACTGTCGTTTCCTCCTTATGTTGTCTCCGGCCCTTCGATACGTTTCCACATGTGTACCACCAGATACGGCGGCATGTTGTTGTGGCTCCCTCCGCCGCCCGCCGCGCTGATGCTCAGGCTGTGGCTGTGGCTGCCGTCTGTGCTGGTGTAGAAGGTGTAGTGGCTGTCGGACGCGCCCTTGCCCTCTGCCGTCTGGCTGCCGCCGCTGTTGCCGGACTGGTTTCCGGAAAAGCTGTGGCTATGTTCACCGCCGGACTCGATGCTGCCGCCGTGGGTGTGGCTGGGCATCTGGCTGGCGGTCAGTATCACGGAAGCTTCGCCACCCGTGGCTCCCACTGCGTACAGACCTTCGCTGCTGGCCAGCAGGAATTTCCCCGCGATCCGCTCCCAGTACGTCCCCGGAAACAGCGTCTCCGGGTCCGCGTTCTCCGTCACGGACATGTAGATACTGCCCACCGGATAGATGGCGTCAATGGTCAGCACACTGGGCAGCAGCGGCGTCACCACGCTCTTGATGATGTCCGCCAGCGCCTTGTCACCCACTTTCAGCGCCCCGGCGATGCTCACATCCCCGGCAAACTCCGCGCCCCACTCGCAGTGCAGGCAGTCCGTCTGCGCGTAGCTGCCGAAGGACGCGCCCTTGCCGCCACCTTTCAGGTGGAATGTCACCGACTTGGTGGGCACCGCCCTGGTATACGTGACGCTGTTGCCCACCTTGTCCGTGGCCGTCAGGCGCACCGTGTAGCTCTGCATGGTGGAGATGTCGGCGCTCCCCGTCACCATGCCCGTCACGCCGCTTTGCAGCGCCACCTCCGCGCCGTAGTCTGCCGCGTCCAGCGCCTTATAGGCCGCCGTCAGCGTCACGGTGTTCTCCCCGTTCAGCCCGGTGCAGCCCGCCGTGGCCCTGGCCGCGATATGTACGCCGTCATCCGCCGCCAGCAGCGCGTCGTCGCAGCGGTAGACGCTGGCCTCCGTGATGGTAGGCGGCGCATAGGCCAGCGCCTCCACCTCCACCGTCTCCGTGGTGGTGTTGCCCCGGCTGTCCGTCACCATGCACCGCACCGTGGCCGCCGTGCCGGTCAGCGCCTTTGTGGTAGCGGTGTTGTCCACCGCCGCCACTGTCTCCCCGTCGTACTGCACCGAGAAGCCCACAATGGTGGCATTGAAGTTCCCGCTGGCCTTGCTGGGGTCAAAGGTGATCTTCACCTTGGAATATCCCACCACCCAGGCATTGATGCCGGGAATCAGGCTGTTGTCCCGCTCTGCGCTGATCCACCCATCCGTCACCGTGGGGGCCGCCCCATCCGGAGGATACAGCGTCAGCCGCGCCGTGGCCGTTCCCTTGTTGGTGCTGCCGTAGTAGGTGGTGCAGGTGATGGTGCAGGCCGCGCCGCTGGTGGTCACCTTGTCGATCAGGCTGGTGGGCGGCGTCCACTCGCAGCTGGCCCCCACCCCAGTGGCGATGGTGCCGGTCTCCCCGCCCACCGTGTACGTCACCTTGTGGGTATAGCGGCTGTCGCCCCGGTTGGTGTAGATGGTCACCTTCTCCCCCAGCTTCGCCCCGCTCTTGCTCAGCGTCGGGGTAGACGCTCCCGCCGTAGGCCCTGTGCTGCCGCCTCCGCCGCTGCTACCGCTGGAATAGGAACCGATGCTGGTGGTATACGTCAGCGTCTTGCCGCCACGGGGCGCGTTGGTGCCCAGGGTAATGGAAATGCTGACGCTGCTGGCGGTGGTACTGCCGGCCACATAGAAACTGGCGCTGTACGCGCCGCTGTTCCAGCGATCCGGCGAATTCTCCTTCAGCCGCTTCTTCGTCCCGTTTACCGTCACGTCGATATAATAGCCAAAGTAACTGCCGCCGCTGCATCCACCCAGTGACACCGTCACATAACCGGAATATGACGTGCTGCCCGAACTTACGCGGTAGATGTTATCGGAGATGTTGACCGTAAGTGTCGGCTCGCTTCCCCAGCTGTAGCTGCTCATGAATTACCTCCTGTCCAACGGAACGAAAGCCCGTTGCCGTCGTCTATCACCCAGTTGGGAAACGTCACCGTCCCCGTGTGGATGCCTGTCACATACAGCGCGTCGTTGGCGAAATACGCCACTTCGCCGCCGTTCACGTAGAAGGACAGTTTCTTCGTCGTCCAGATGCTCATATTCTGGCTCCGGTCGATCTCCTCATACTCCTTGCCGCCTACCGTCTCCTTCACGCCGGTCACCTGAATGTCCTGGCCGATGGCGATACCGATAATGGGCGTCAGCCCCTCATAGCCCACCACGCCCTGGCGGATATAGCCATTGGTGGCAGCAATGAAGTTGTTCACGATCTCGCTGCGTGTGCTGATCTCCTGCTCCAGTCCCGCCGCTGTGGCCGTGATGGTGTTCTCCATGTTCTCCTGGAAGGTGCCGAAGTCCGAAATGGCCACATATTCGCTCCGCAGCGTCTGCTCCACCTTCTCGATGGTCTGGCGCACTTCGTTGGCGTTCTTGATGATGAGGGATTTCAAATCTGCCTGGGTCTGCTGCATCTCCTCCCGGGTGGCCCCGCCCAGGGCCGCCGCCGTCTCCTGGGAAAAATTCTCCGCCGTCAGGTTGTTCAGGCTGCTGTTCAGCGTGTCCACCAGCCGGTAGAGATACCGCCGCACGTCCTGCAGCTGCTGGGCCTTGTCCCCCTGCAGCATGGGCGGAGAGGGAATCACTACCATCCGACATCACTCCCCAGCTCCAGAATCTTGGCAATGGAGAACACCCGCACAACGCCCTTGCCCTCCAGCCGCAGCTTCATGTGGTCGCACCGCCGGGGGATCACCGGCACCGTAAACGTCCCCGTCCCTCTCCGGCGCACCGTCCCGGCATGCTCCCACCTGCCATCTGAATCATACTGGCAGTAGAGCCGCAGCTCTCCGCCGTTCTCGACCTGCAGTCGGATGTTGTACCGGCTCAGATACTTCTTGTCCGGGTACTCATACCCGATCACGCCGCTCTCCGCCATCCACTCCAGATCCGTCTCCGGCGTTCCCTGGGTTCCCAGCACACACATGAGCTTCTTCGTGTCCGCGTCGATGTAGTAGAGGTCGTCGTTCATGGCGGCAAAGCACATGGCGTGGGTGTTGTCCTCCCGGTGCCACATGCCCTTCCCCGCGTCGTAGCAGAACAGGTGCCATGCCCCGCCGCTGTCCTTCATGGACAGGTAGTACTTCCCGTTGAAGCTGCCGCCCACGGCCCCGGAATACCGCTCCTCGCCCAGTGCCGCCCCCATCGAGGTGGGGAAGCTCCCGTCATAGGCGCACACGTCCGTCCGGGACTTGTAGAACAGCACCTCGTTCACCACGCACAGGCTGCGGAAGCTGCCGCTCTGTACGCCCCGGCCCACCGTCTCCGTCACCTGGTGGGCGCCCACGGCGCTGATGGCCACCCGGTGGATCACATTCTCCTTGAAGAACGTAGGATAGCCCAGGTAGTTGGCGCACCCCGTCCACGCCCCATCTGAACCCACAGAAGCGGCCCAGGCGTCCGTGGAGATACCGGCGTATACCCGCCAGTTGCGGAAGTCGCCCAGCTTGCAGCAGTACAGCTCATTCACGGCCTTGCCGTCCACCATGCCGTACTTGCAGCCCCAGATACGGTTCTGGGCCTCGCACACATAGTCCATGTCCGGCACCGCCCGCTTTACCGTCACGGTTCCCTCCGTCTGCTCATAGGTCAGGTCGATCAGACCCACCACCACGATATAGTCCTCATCCTTGGCATAGATGATCTTCGTGCCGTTCAGCTCCTCAAATTGGGCCTGCACCACGTCGCTGTCGCCGCCATAGGCCGCGCCGCTGATCTCCACGCCGTCCCCCTCCTGGAAGGGCTTGCCGATGCCCACCGCCTGGATCTTGGTGTACACCGTCGCCACGCCGATCCACATCTCGCTGCTCTCGCTCCACATCATCAGGCTGTGGGGCGTCTGCGTGGTGTCGATCCAGTATTCGCCGCCCTTTGGCTCCTCCGGCTTGGTGGCGGACACCTTGCTCAGGGGGCTGCCGTCCGCGCCGCACAGAAGATACGTCACCGTACCGCTGCTCTCGTAGCTCGCTTCCAGACTGCCGAAGTCCGTCAGGTCTTTTGTGTTCAGATACTTCTTATCCGGCCAGATCAGCAGGTACGCGCCCATGCTCACCAGCTGCTTTTCGCCCTCCGTCAGCGTCAGGCCCACAATCTCTGCCCCGTTGTAGTAGAGCTTCCCGCCGTCCGCCCACGCCATAGCGTCCTTGGCCAAAATCCCCTGGGGCGCCTCCATCTGCCGCACCACGCCGCGCCTTGCGCGGCTCTGCAGCAGCGGATAGCCGTCCGAGGACATATTCTTCATGTCATAAAAGGCATTGGCCGCAATGCTCCTGTTGTGGTCATAGCCCGCAAAGGTCGAGATCATCTCCCGGCTCTGCCCCTGTTCTGTCAGTGTGGGAAACTGCATTGCCGCCCCTCCTTACCAGTATTTCACGCTTGCACCCACGCTCTCGTGGGTGCGGTTGTACCAGTTGCGATACTCCCCATACGCCGTCATAAACAGCGTGATGGAGTTGTTGTACTTGCCCAACTCCCCGTTCAGCCGATCCACCTGGGCCGCCAGATACAGGGGGTACATCCTGTCATAGGGTGTCGGCGCCGTCAGCTGGGCTTCCACGTCGTCCCCCAGCACAGGGATTTCCGTCGTCTCGCCGCCCCGGTAACACCGCACGATCTCCCTTGTCACCATAGCCTCCAGCTCGTTCAGCCAGCCGATCTTATCCTCCTGGGTGAACACATTGGGCTTCTCTCTGTCCAGCGCCTCCAGCGCCTGCATGATGGTCATGCCCCATCCCTCCTTTTGAAGAAAGGGGGCACACCGGCCCCCTTGTTTTCTCACATATCGCCGCCCTGCATACTCCGGCGGATGGCCTCCTGCTGATAGCGGTACGCCTCCCGCTTCTGCTTTTCGCTCAGGCGCAGCACCTCTGCCACGCACTCCGGCACTTCCACTTCCTCACCTCTGCGGATCAGGAAGCTTCTGCCGTTCACGGCCACATACTGCTCCGTGTCGCCGTTTTCCAGCAGCGGCAGCAGCACCTTCACCATCTTCTCCTTCTTGGGCTTTTCCGCCTTCTTGGGAGGCTCCGGCGTGGTCTGAGGGATGTCCTGTGCGGTCTGTACAGTCTGGGCGATGTTCAGGTTTTCATTATCCATGTCGTTTTCCTTTCTTCTGCGGCGGGGGAGCGTATCCCCCGCCGCGCAGTATGTCAGTTGGCGTCCACGGTGCCGCTCCACTCAGCGGAAACGGATTCGATACGCACCATATTCTGCTCCAGCAGGATCTTGGCGGTAAGGATGCCCTTCCAGCCCACGGTGGAGCGCTGGTTCAGGGGATCTTCACCGGCGCCGAGAGGCTTGACGATGGTCTGGAGGCCGCCGCCCGTCACCTCGGTCACACCGTAGGCATTCTTGCCCAGCACCAGCGTGGAGAATACGCCGTAGTAGGTGGCGGGATCACTGCCGCTGCCCGCGGACTTCTGGGGACAGTCGCTGTCCTTCCATACCTTGGCCTCGGTGGATTCCACGAAGCGCACACCGGCCACCTTGCCGATCTCGCCGGTAAACAGGTTCTCCGGCTGGGCATACTTGTGGGCGTCGATCCACTCAGGGTCACGCTGCAGGTCGTAGGCCACATAGGGGTGGATGATGGCCACATAGTCGCCGTTGAAGGTCGGCACGTTGTTCTTCTTCAGGGTGGCAACGGCCTTCTGGATCATCTTCACGGTCAGCTGGCTGGTGGTGTTCATGTTCTTGCGCTGCGTCACGGCGGTCTCGGTGCCGCTGGCCACGGTGGGGCAGAACAGCACGTTGTTGCCGGCAGACAGCTGATTGCGCACCACGGTATCCATGGTCACGCCCGCCTGTGCGCCCAGCAGCTGGGTGGCCTCCACGATCACATTGTCAATGGCGGTCAGATCCAGCACGTCGGACACACGCACGAAGTAGCCGTACTGCGCCACGGTGGCGGTCAGGCTGGTCACGTCCAGCGCACCGCCGTTGGGGGTCACACCTTCCGTCAGGGCGGTCAGCGCCTTGGGCAGCTGGTTGAACTTGCGGAACTCAATGGTCTTACCGCTGCCCTTGGGGATGTCGCGCTTCTGGCCGAACTGGCTATGCACCAGATTGGGGCCTGCCTCACGCAGCAGCACCTTGTCATAAAAGGTTTTCATTTCCGCCGACAGGTTGTTGCCGGTGGAGTTGGAGCCGGTGGTGTTGGTCACATCAGCAAACAGCTGCATGTCCAGCGCCATCATAAAAAAGTCTTTAACGGTTTTCATAAATCTCCCTTCCGGAGAGGTCAGAAGCAGATCTTCTCGCCCCTCCTTGCACGTTGGATGAGATCATCCATATCCTTGTCGGAGAGCTTCGACACGTCGCTCTTCATGGTCACACCGGCGCCCGCACCGTTTTCCGTGGGGCGCTGGCCCTGTGCCTGGATCTTGGCCGCCAGCTTCCGCTCCGTCTCCTGAGCGGTGTACTGCATGGCCTGCGGGATCAGCTGGTCGTGGTACAGGCCCCAATAAGCGCCCTCCACGCTGGCCCCGTTCATCAACGCATTGAAAAACTGCGGGTTCCCCAGCTCCTTCTCCAGATCCAGTCCCGGATACTTCTGCGCGATGGCCTGCGCCTCCTGCGACCATTTGGCGATGTTCTGCTCCATCCGCTGGCGGCTCTCCCGTTCGGCCAGCTGCTCCTTCAGCTGCTGGTTCTCCCGCTCCGTCTTGCGGATGGCTTTCACCTGATCCACGCTGATGCCCAGACGCTCCGCCTCCTCCTGATAGAAGGCGTTGTCCTCCTCGATGGCAGCAGACAGCGCCTTGATATCGGCAGCGTCCACGCCATAGCGCTGGGACAGCATCTGCATCACCGGCTGCATGGCGCGGAATTTCTCCGCGTCAGCACTGGGGCCTTTCAGGCGCCGCGTCACCGTGTCCTGTACCCGCTTGGCATACACGTCCTTGAACTCGCCCTTGATGAGCGCGTCAAATTCCTTGCCAAGATCTCTTGCAGGCTCTGCCTGCTGCTGCGCCCCGGCGTCGGGTGCGTTCTGTTCAGCCTGCTGGCCAGTACCAGCCGCCGCGCCCGCGGTGCCCGCTGCTGTGCCGCCGTCCCCCTCTGCGAACAGCTGGAGACCGAGCCAACGGTACAAATTTTTCATGGTATCCTCCTGCCCGTAGGTGGGCGAAACCGTAATCTGCCCGTCAGGTGGGCGAATCCATCATTAAGGCTCACGCCTGAATGTCACATACTCCGGATAATGGTGACTGAGCAGCGCAAATCCCGTCGCCACCGTCCGCAGCGCCACAGTCGCCTCCCCTGCCGCGTCCTGCCGGGGACACAGCGTCACCGTGGCGTCGCCCTTGCTCACGTCTGTCCGTGGCCTTTTGCGGAGCTTCCCCTGCTCATAGAGGTCAAGGGCCGTCTGGGCCGCCGTATAGCACAGGATGGTGGCCGCCGCACACACCACGTCATGCCCCACGTCGGCCTGTCCCGCGTGGCCGGTCATCCGCAGCACATAGGTGCCGCCGCACCGTGAAAATTCTACCCGCACCATGGCTTACACCGGCGCGGCACGGTCTGCCGCTTCCTTTCTGGCGTTGGCGGTCACGCTGCTCTCGCCGCCGCTGTTGCCGATATCGGGAACGCTTCCCGGCATGGGCTGCTGCGTACCCTGCGCACCGCCAAGCAGCTGCATGGCGTAGTTGGTGCCCAGCTTCATATCCACCAGCTGGGCCATAGCCACCGCCTGCTGCTGTGCCATCATCAGACGCTGATACAGCGTCCCGTTGGTGCTGATGCGCTGCATGATCTGCTCCTTGCCGTCAAAGTCCATCATCTCCAGACACGCCAGCGCCTGGTCGGTCATCTGGGGATTGAAGAACCCCGCCCCGAAGAATTGCAGCGCCAGCTCGTTCTGGCTCAGCTTGCTGTAAGGACTGGCCTTTTCTGCCGTGATCTCAATGTCGAACACCGGCAGCCGGTAGCCCATATCCACGCCCATCTCCATGCCCTGATACACAGGCTTGATCCCGGCGTTGGTGTAGCTGACGAAATCCTCCCGGCCGTTCTCGCCCAGAATACGGAACTGACGGGGCAGGTCATAGAACTGGCGGATCAGCTCCACCACCAGCTCCACTACCTCACGGAAGGCACGGTAGGCCGCCTTGTTGCCGTCCCGGCTCAGCTTGCTGCCCGCCTCCTGCATGGCCGCAATGGCGCTGGCCGCCGTCACGCCGGAGGTAGAGCCGCCGGTGGACACGTCCCGGTTGCCGGTGGTCTCCTTCAGCTCGTCCACCTTTCTGTCCAGCACGTTCAGATAGATGCTGTTGAGCACCTTGCCCACCACCGGCAGGATGCTGTCCTGCCCCAGATTGCCGTCGGTATGCACGAAATCCTTCGTCATGTCGGCGTACTCCTGCTCGTTCACAGAGCCGTCGGAGCGGACGAAATACCGGGGCTTGGCATTGGACAGCATGTTCTGCATCACCGCCTGATCCCCGCGGTCGATGTACTCCTGGGCACCCTTGCCAATGTCAATATAGCCAAAGCCGCAGGGCGTCCCCTTCACACGGAACATGGGGTCGAACACGAAGGGATATTTCCCGTGGTCATACCAGCCCTCGCCGTTCTCGTTCTCCGTGGCGTACAGCACCGTTTCTCCCACGAATTTACAGTAGTGCAGCACTGTCTTGCCGCCAGTCTTTTTCTTGTAATACCAGTCCACCACCACGCTTTTTTCCGTGGTGTCCACGGTGTCGTCGTACACATACTTGCTGATATCCAGCCCATTGCCGCCCAGCTTGCCCGACAGCTCAGGGTACGCCTGCTCCAAAGCGGCGTTGTCCTCCAGCTTCACATGGAACACGTTGGCGCTGTTCTGGATCTTGGTGACACCCGGCTCCCAGAACAGATTCAGAATGTCCACCGGCTCCACGGCAATGTCGCCCAGCCCACCCAGCTTGCTGCCGTCCCAGAACACACCGTAGATGGCCGTGCCGCCGATGATCTTATCCCACCAGCCTTCGGAGTAAGTAGCCTCAAAGCCCGCCTGCTCCAGCACCACCGGCACGATGGCCGACAGCTGCCGCGCCTCCTTCACATCCCCCGGCTCACGGGGCAGGATGTTGGGGGCGGGGAAGTTGTCCATGGCGTCGGCATGCTTGTTGGCGATAGAGTTCAGCAGCCATGCGCTCACAGGCTCCACCTGCTGCTTTTTGCTGCCCTGCCGCAGACACTCCCAGTGCCGCAGCCGATACCACTCCTCATTGTCGATCACCCGCTGCTCCAGATTGGCCTTACCCTGTTTGTACTTCCGCAGGGTCTGAGCCGCTTCCCGCAGCTGCTCCGCACCAATGCCGATCCGCACCGGCGTGTTTTCCGTTGTCATGACTTCTTTTTCTTCCATCATTCGATCTCCTTGACCTGCATCGGTATGAACTCCGGCGCGCTCAGTACATCCTCCTTGGGAATGTCCAGCGCCGTATACATGGGATTGTCCAGATAGGGGTCGCGCTTGGGCGCCAGCCTTGGCTTGATAGGCCGCGCCATGCACATGTACCGGGTCTCATCGGCAATGTGATCCTCGCCGTCGGTGTCCACGTCCTCCACCGCGTGCTCATCGTATTGAAGCCCCGGCAGCGTCCGGATGAACGCCTTACAGCCACGGAACACATACATCATGGCCTTGCCCGCCTCATCAAAGGCCAGCCGGTAATGCACCTGCATCCACCCCGGCAGCCGCTTGTTGTCGGCCTTGGCGAAGTACACCCTGTGCCGCGCCGCCGTCTCGGCGATGCTCTCTCCGCTCTCGGCGTCCCAGATGGCCGGGTCAGCCACCCCCTGTATCTGCTTGCCCTTCAGCCACCGGTGTTCCGTCTCCACCCGGTGAATCTCCGCAAACACCTTGTCCGGCGTCCACTTCACGCCGGTGTTGGCCTCGCGGGTGCAGCCGTACAGCTCCAGAATGCGGTACAGCGTCCCGTCGTAGTCCACGGCCCACCACCCGCAGGAGAAGGGCCGCGCATAGCCCCAGTCGAAGCTCCGGTAGATCGTCCACGACCGTGGCACCTCGAAGGGATCTATCACATGGGTAAAGCGGCGGTCGGCGTAGTGGTCAGGATCGTCGGCGAACTCCTCAAAGAACTGTCCCTCGAATACGTTCCAGTCGCCCTCCAGCCACGCCTTGCGCAGCTTCTCCGGCAGGGCTTCCAGCTGCTGGATGTAGTCCGGCTGTGCCGCCATCAGCGCCTTGTTGTCGGTGACGCGGCTCTGGATGAACACATAGTCCTCCGGCCTTTCACCGCTCTCAAACCGCCGGTCGATGAACAGCCGCTTGATGTACTGGTGTCCCTGTCCGCCGGGGTTGCAGGTGTAGTACACCCGCTTGGGAAAATCGTTGACGCCGCGCAGGCAGGCGGTGATGGTTTTCATCTGGTACTCAGAGAGCTGCGTCGCCTCGTCCAGAAAGATCACGTCATACTCCGTGCCTTGCAGCCGGTCAAGGTCGCCGTCCTTGGCGCAGTAGGCGAAATTGATGGTGCTGCCGTTAGAAAAGGCCAGTATCTTGTCCTTGTCGTTATACCGTGCCACCCCCAGCAGCTCCGTCCGCAGCTGCCGGATGTGGTTATTCATCAGTTCCGGGTAGGTGCGCCGCACGATCAGCAGCTTGATACCGGGATACCGCGCCGCCAGCAGCTTGGCCTTGGTGCGCACGGCCCAGCTCTTTCCGCCGCCACGGGCACCGCCGAAGCCGATATGCTTTGCTCTGGCCCGCAGAAATACCGCCTGCCGCTCGTTGGGCCGCTGTATCACAAGCTGTCTCATTGGCTGAACTCCTCCAGTTCCGCATCCATGGTCAGCTGGGCGGCATTGCTGTCCGCAGCGTCCTTGACCGCCGTCCACTTGTCGATCAGCGTACCCAGCGCCGTGGTGATCTGGGCAGGCGTGGCCTCTGCCAGCTTGTCGGGGTCGTTCAGCGCTGCCAGCCCCTTTCCGATGATCTCACACACCGTTTTCCGCTGGCTCTCCATGTAGGCCAGAATGTCCGTTGTGTTCTCCATTTTTTTCTGAATGCACAGTTCTGCAATGTCTGCATTTTCCTGCACAAGCTTTTTCACCGTGTTCAGGGAGCAGCCGTTGATCTTCGCCGTAGCGTTGTAGCTGCCAAGCTGCACATAGTCGGCCAGTATTTTCTTTTTCTGCCGGTCTGTCAGCCTTGCCGCCACAGTACACCACCCCTACATACAAAATCCTGTTTTGAAGCGCCCGTCTCCCACCGCTGACGTTTGCCGTCGGCGCGTCCTACCCTCGCGGCGTTTTCCCGCGCACACCATCTGCCATATGGCAGCTTTGTCCCGCCCTACAGCGGTCAGGCGCTTTTTACGGCAGCGCCTGTGCCGTCCTGTATACCATGTTACCAAACCCCGAACAGCAATTTCTATCCCACCACCGCATACGACAAAAGAGGGGCCGTAGCCCCTCTTGTCTCACGGTTCATCTTCCCGATACTTCGCATCCAGCGCGGCGCATATCTCGCAGCGCCAGTAATCCCCGCAGCAGAACAGCTCCATCTGCAAGGCGTAGTCCTGCCGCTTCTGGTAAAAGGTCTGGTTCTGCCCGCCGGGGGTCAGGCCCTCGCACACGATCCTGTCTCTGCCGTTGTCCGTCACATAGTAGGGGCACACCACATACACCTGCCGATAGCTCCCGCTTGCCATGCGCCCCACCTGCCTTTCATTCCTCGGTGTCAAGCGTGTCCTTTTCCCATCGTATTTTCATTTGTGCCGGTTTCTTACAGATCCATCTTCGCCCCGCAATACCTGCAATAGTAGCTTTCACTGGATTCTGCGTTTCCGCATTCACTGCAAGTAACTACGCCGTCATCATGGTGAACCCACCGACCATGCACCACCGACGCCACGTCAGCCGGAAACATATCCGCCAGTGCGCGCTTGGCATCCGTCATGGTAGCCGTGGGCTTTGTCACTTCTATATGGGTCAGCCGCGCAATCGCTACAGACTGGTCAATGTACTTCGCCATCACTCCACCTCCCTAATCTCGTCCTCGCCGAACTCCACGCCGTCATTGATACACTCCAAAACGCTTTCAACAAAAGCCTCATCGGCACAGGCGTTTAGGTATCTGATAACCTCGTTGGCTAATTGCATGATGGTCTGTTTATTGCTCATCCCTTCACCTCCTCAATCCGCCCCGCCAGCCGTTCCAGCTTGTACCGGCGGAAGGTTTCCACCTGCCCCGCGCAGTCGAACAGCATCTTCATCTGGCAAAGCATGATCTCCACGTCGGCAATCTCCTCTGCAATGTGTGTGGCGTTCTCCTGCCCTCTGCCGTTTTTGCAAAGATCCTTTGTCAGCTCGCTCATTTCCTCAATGGCCATCATCACCTGCAGCCCAGCGCCAAAGGCTTCCAGCGCTGCCCGGCAGATTTCGTCACCGTCAGGGCCTTTTTTCTTTGGCGGCGTGTACCCGCAAACCGTGCATGTGCTGGTGTCCGTTTCCGGCTCCCAGCTGCATGGCCCACCGCACACAGGGCATTCCGCCAACGGGCCTTTTAATCCAATCGGATCAGGGTGCCCGGCACCCATTCCGTAGGGCGGGGTGACCTCACCCCGCCGCTGGACATCCGCCAGATTAAACCGCAGCCCCTCATTGGCCTGCCGCAGCGCTTCTATCTCCCGCTGCTGGTTCTCGATCAGGTCAGCGGCGGCCGGAGCCAATACTTTACGACACGGCTCACGGCTTATCTCGTTCATTGGGCAATCTTCTTCGCAGTCTCGCCCCGGTTCTGCACAGCACCGCAGCGCGGTCACAATCTCTTCTCTTGTCATGTCATTTCTCCTCTCACACCGCCACGCAGTCCATCAGCTGCGCCATTGTCGTTATGGTCACGCCGCACCACTCCGGCAGGTTGGCCCGCACCAGAGCGGACGCCACCGGCGGACACACCGCATTGCCGCACCGCGCCACCTGTGCGCTCT